ACACAGCACCTTCATACGGGTGACGACGGACCCGATGGACCTCGGAGACAGGCTCGTCGGGGGCAGGGCCAACTGGATATGCGCCCACTGCCTGGCGCGAGGGAAGGTCTCGCACCAGACGGTGTGAAATCGTGGCGAGGATAGGGTGGCTCGACGGGGTGCTGATAACACCACGCCGAGCCTAACCAGAACCGATCATGGAGATCCGGTCGTGGCTTCCTACAAGGTACACCCTCCCATAGCAGTAGGCGACCGCTTCGGCCGGCTCGTGGTGACCAGCGGGGCGACGCCTGCAGTAACGCCAAGGGGCCGCCGCGTCAGAAGATGGGTCTGTCTCTGTGATTGCGGCGCGGCACGAACGATCCGGGACGCGGCGCTAAAGTCAGGCGCGACGACCGGATGTGGGTGTCGCAGGCGCGAAATCGCCAGCACGTTGGCGGACCGCTCGTGCCGTACGCACGGGGATGCGCGGGCACGTTCGCGCGCGCCTGAATACGGCATCTATCGCGCCATGCTGTCCCGATGCTTCAATCCGCGAGTGGACCGGTTTCCGGTCTACGGCGGGAGGGGCATCACCGTTTGCGACCGCTGGCGGGGGCCGGAAGGTTACCCCAATTTCTTAGCGGACATGGGCAGGCGGCCAACGTCTGGACATAGCCTAGACCGCATCGACCCGGACGGTGATTACGCGCCGGGGAACGTCCGCTGGGCCACGACCAAGGTGCAGGCGCACAACCGAACGAACAACCGCCGCATCGAGTACCGCGGCGAGGTGCTCACACTTACTCAGGCCGCCGAGCTTAGCGGCGTCGGGAGGTCGACCCTGGCCAACCGGCTCAATGCGGGCTGGCCGGTCGAGCGGGCAATGAGCGCGCCCTTGCGGAGGCGTTGCCGGCCCTAACTACGCTGGAGCGTCGACATGATCGTAACCGACACCCTGACGCTCGACGCGTCGGGCCTCACCCTCACGCGCGACGGCTATCTGGTCGGCGATGCGAAGGTCAGCCGTGCTGGCAACGTCCAGCAATACCTAGGTCGCGAACTTGGGCTTGCGGGCGACGAGGCTACCAAGGTGTTCGGCGTGTACCGCGACCCCGAGGTGGTGTTCGCCGATGCGAGCATGCTCTCACTGGCGGGGCGGCCGGTCACGCGCGGCCATCCCGACGAGATCGTCACGGCGAAGAACTGGAAAGACCTTGCCAAGGGACAAGTCGGCGGCGTGATCCGCCGCGATGGCGAACACGTCGTGGCGCCCATGGCGATCATGGACCACATGGCCGTCGAGGAGGTGCGGGCCGGAGCCCGATCGTTGTCCGCCGGCTACACCGTTAGCGTGATCCGCGATGAGGGCGTCTCTCCGGGGGGCGAGCCCTACCAGTTCCGGCAGGCGGGTGACCTTCGGTTCAACCACGTCGCCTACCTGCCGAACAACAACCCGCGTGCGGGAAACACCCGCCTCGGAGATCACCAACCTGAAGGAGCCCAACCCGTGGCAACCAAGACCATCACGTTCGACGGGCTTCCCGTCGATGTTACCGACGCCGCCGAAGCGGTGATCAACAAGCTGAAGGGCATGCTGGACACTGCCGGCAAGGCGCTGGAGACGGCCAAGGCTGAGCACGCCACCGCTATCGCCGCGAAGGACGCGGAGCTTGGCGCGAAGGACGCCAAGATCGCCGAGGTCGAGAAGCAGGTGATCACCGGCGCTGCGCTCGACGCCCTGGTCGCTGACAGGGCCGCGGTCGTGGCCAAGGCCAAGGCCATCGCTCCGACCCTCGACGCCGCCGGCAAGACCAACGCCGACGTGAAGCGCGCCGCCGTGGCCGCCAAGCTCGGTGACGAGAAGGTCAAGGACAAGTCCGACGACTATGTGGGCGCGCTCTTCGACCACCTCGCGGCCGACGCTGAACAAGAGCCGGACCCGATCCGCGATGCGGTGAAGGACGGCCTCGTGAACGATGCCGACGCCGCCGAGAAGGCCGTGAAGGACGCCCGCGCCGAAATGCTGGCCGAACTCCGCGGCGAGAAGGCCGCGGCCTAACCCACCCCACCACCCGGCCCGCTGAGAAGCGCGCCCAGCCCTTAGAAGGAGCGCCTCCCCATGGCGACGTACCAAACCACCTACGGCAACGCGCCGGCAAAGGGTCTCCCCGGCCAGATCGCGAACGCCGAGATCAGCAATCGTATCTCCCGCGAGGTGGAAAGCGCGGCCGGCATCGAGTTCGGCCAGCCCGCCTTCCGCGGTTCCGGCGACCATGGCGTCGTTGTGGGCGCCGCCTTCGCCGCCACCGGCGCGGGTTCGGAAGCGGCCAGCGGCAACGTCGGCACCTCCACCATCACCGACGTGCCGACGGTCGCTGCGGGGGCCAAGCAGGGCCGCTACGTGATCAAGCAGCTGACCACGTCGGCCACCGGCGAACTGGCGATCTTCGACCCGAACGGCGTGCACGTCGGCTCGGGCGTGGTCGGCACGGCGTTCACTGTCGACGGCATCACCGCCACGGTCACCTCGGGCGGCACCGCCACGGCGGGCGACACCTTCTACATCGACGTCACCTATACCGCGAACGCCGAATTCATCGGCCTGGCGATCCTGACGCCCACGGTCCCGCCGGTGGCGTCGGGCTCCACGCTCGTCGATGGCTATCCGCGGTACTTCACCGGGGCCTTCATGACGTGGGGCCAGATGTACGTCACGGCCGGCGCGTCGGTCGTGGACGGCGGCGACGTCTACTGGAACCCGGCGACCAAGCGCTACACCTCGACCACGACGCACATTCGCATCCCGGGCGCCGTCTTCGACACCTCGGGCGCTGACGGCGACATCGTCGAGATCAGCCTGAAGAACCGCTAACCCCAACCTCGCCCGTCGTGACGACGCGCGCTCCCTGAGAAGGAAACACAGGCCATGCGCCAAGCATTCACCGACGCCCAGGCGGCGCTCCCCTTTGTCATGGCGCAGGGGCGCAACGTCGAGGCCAGGATCTACCGGAAGCGTTATCCGACCTTCAACTACGCCCAGGTCGTTCCGGTCGTGACCGAAGGCAACCAGTGGGCCATCGGGACCACGTTCTTCACCATCGACTCGGCGGGTGAGGCGAAGTTCATCTCCGGCGCCGGGGCTGACATGCCCTTCAACAAGTCGGTTCGCGACCAAGCGAGCCACGACTTCGCGATGATCGGCTCCGGCTGGGAATGGACGCTGGAGGAGGTCAACCAGTCGGCCCTCTACGGCATCAACCTGCCGCAGACCGACGCCATGAGCGCGACGGACAAGATCGAGCGCAAGCTCAACTCGATCGCCATGACGGGAGCGACCGAGAAGAACTGGACGGGCTTCGCCAACGACGCGAACGTCCCCCGCGCCGATGTCGCAACGCCCGGCACCTTCTGGCCGTCCAAGACCGTCGATCAGATCCTGACCGACGTGGACGAAGTCCTGACCCGAGTCCGCTCGCAGACGGAAGAGGTCGAGTGGGCCGACACCTTGGCCCTGCCGCCGGCCGCCTTCCGCACGGCCGCCACGCGTCGCCTGGGGGCGGGTGACGGCACCATCACGGTGCTGGACTACCTGCGGAAGAACAACGTCTACACGGCCGAGACGAACCAGCAGCTCACCATCATCCCGGTGCGCGAGCTGGCCACCGCCTCGCAGGACGGCGGCGGGCGCATGGTCGCCTACCGCCGGGACGAGGAAGTGCTGCGCTTCCACCTGCCGATGCCGCGGACGGTCCTGCAGCCGCGTCAGAAATCCCTCATGGGCTTCGAGACCGGCATCATCGCCCGCACCGGCGGCACGGAAATCCGCCTGCCGAAGGCCATGGCTTACGCCGACGAGGTCACCGCGCCGGCGTAGGGCCTGAAGCGATGCCCCGCTGGCGCGACCGGCGGGGCGGCTGGTTCCACTTTCGGAGCGATCCCCGATGAAGATCAAGAACACGTCTGCCGCCCCTCAGGGCGTGCACACCACGAACGGCCTGGAATGGTTGCAGCCGGGCCAGACCCGCACCCTCGACGTCGCATCCGAGTACGAAGCGCGCGTCAAGAAGCTGCCCTTTCTGAAGGTGCTGGCCGATCCGCTCGACCACGACGCCGACGGCAAGAAGGGCGGCCAGGCTCAGGCTGCGGAGGCGAAGGTCTCCGAACCCAAGGCCTTCGACGACATGACCGACGATGAGCTGCGCGGCTTCATCGCCGACCGTGACGGGAAGGCCCCGCGCCCCAACACCGGCCGCGAGAAGCTCTTGGCGAAGGCCATGGGCGACGACGCCGACTAACCGACCCCGGCCTTGGGCAAGCCGCCCGCGCCGTCGAGATGACGCCGCCTTTCCTGATCGGGAGCCCACCCTATGGCTTACGTCGAGCCGACCGCCGCTACGTTCAAGGCGCGGTTCCCCGCCTTCGCTGCCGTCTCTGACAGCGCCATCGAAAGCGCCCTGTCGGAGGCCTCGCGGCGGGTGGACACCACCTGGACCGAGGGCGACTACACCACGGCCAAGCTCCTCTATGCCGCCCACGTCCTCACTATGGACGGGCTGGGTTCTAGCAACGAGGCTCGCCTCGCCGGCTTCAAGCGCGTGAAGATCGGGCCTATGGACCTCGAGCGGGCAGTGACCGACGCCAAGTCGTCATCCTCGCTGAGGGCCACATCCTACGGCGCCCGCTTCGCCGAGCTCGCCCGGCTCAACTTCGCGGGCGGGACGGTCATCTGATGGCGACCGTCCTCGACGAGATCTTCGTGCCACTGGCGCTGGAGATGGTGGGGCAGTTCGGCAAGGTGGTGTCTCACGATCCTGTCGGCGGCGAGGCAGACCAGGACGTCCATGCGCTCATCGAGGCGCCGGAGCCCAGCGACTTCCCCGGCGCCCTGGTGGCCAAGGGTGCGCGCAAGCTCTCCATCGCGGGCGCGGAGTTCGACACGGCCCCGAAGTACGGCGACCGCTTCACCATCGACGGCCGCGCCTACACCGTGCCCGAGAAGGGCGTGGCCCCGATCTACTCGGGCGAGCAGGTGGCCCTCTATCTCATCCTGGCGGCTTACTGATGGGCCCGTGCGAACTGAAGGTCAGCCAGTGGATCGAGCGGACCATGGGTGATGGTGGCGACGCCGAGCAGGCCGTCCGCAGGATCGTGCTGGAGGTCTGGGGGCGGATCATCGTCCGCTCGCCCGTGGACACCGGCCGCTTCCGCGCGAATTGGATCTATTCCGTCAACGCCACTGTGGGCGGGGTGGTGCAGGTCTCGGGGCAGACCGAGGCCCCCGCCGCTCCGGCCGAGCCGCCGACGCTGCCCGCCGGCCAGGTGCTGGAGCGTGTGCACTTCATCCAGAACAACCTGCCCTACGCCCGGCGGCTTGAGGACGGCTATTCCAGCAAGGCCCCAACCGGGATGGTCGCGCTGACCCTGCGCGAGTTCGCGGGCATTGCCGACGAAGCGGCCCGGAGCGTCCACCGATGAGCCTGACAGCGATCCGCGCGGCGCTGGAGGGGCGTCTGGCGCTTATGTCGCCCGCGCTCGCGACGCAGACCGAGAACGCCCATTTCGAGCCGCCTGGAGCCGACACACCCTATCAGCAGGCGTGGCTCCTGCCGGCGCAGCCCGACAACCCCGAGCAGGGGAGCGGCTACTACCGCGAGCAAGGCATCTTCAAGGTGCGGCTCTGCTATCCTTTCCGCGACGGGCCTGAGGACGCAGAGGAACGCGCCGAAGCCCTGCGCGAGCACTTCCACCGAGGCTTGTCCCTGTCGTCGGGCGGGACGGTCGTGACCATCGACCTCACGCCCACGATCAACCCGCCCGTCATCGAGCCGGATCGCTACGTCCGGCCCGTCGACATCCCCTGGTTCGCCCAGGTCTTCCGCTGACCGGGTCTCCGGTCACCTCCACCCACAATCTGATCGGAGATCGCCATGGCCGTCGCTCAGGGCGCCAAGAAGACGCTTGCCTACAAGGCTCAGTCCGCGCAGGGGGCCGCCGCCACCGGCGCGGGCGGCCAGCTCCTACGCCGCCGCACCTCGGCCATCCGAGCCGAGCGCGCGACCTACCAGAACGACGAGATCACCTCCCACCGCCAGTCCACGGGCGCGACGGCGGGCGTGAAGGGGGCGTCGATCCCCTATCGCGGCCTGCTCTCGCCGCGGACGTTCCAGGACATCTTCGCCGCGGCCCTGATGAAGGCCTGGGCGGCGACGTCCAACATCACCGGCCTGTCGCTCACCATCGCGGCCTCGGGTTCGAACTACACGATCACCCGCGGCTCGGGGGACTTCCTCACGGGCGGGATCAAGAAGTACGACGTCATCCGCATCACGGCCGGAACGTTCAACGCGGCCAACCTGAACAAGAACCTGCTCGTGCTGGGCGTGACGGCCACCGTGCTCACGGTGCGCGCCGTGAACGGATCCGCGCTCACGGCGGAAGGCCCCGTCGGCTCCGCGACCATCGCGGTCCCCGGCAAGAAGCTCTGGGTTCCGACGTCCGGCCACACCGACGTCTGGTTCACCTTCGAGGAGTGGTACTCGGACCTGTCGAAGTCGGAACGGTCGGTCGACACCAAGCCGGGCCAGATCCAGATCGGGCTTCCGGCCACCGGCAACGCCACCTGCGACATCGACTTCGTGGCCCTGCAGCGCACGCGCGACACCTCGCAGTCGCTGACCTCGCCGTCGGCGGAGACCACCACGCGCGTTCTTCAAGCGGTGAACGGCCTGATCGTCGTCAACGGCGTCGTGACCCCGCTCACCGGAGGCCAGATCACCATCAACCCGGGCAACGCACCCGGCGAAGACGAGACCGGCACCAACGTGCGCTCCAGCATGGCGCAGGGCGACGTGGCGGTGTCGGGCCAGTTCTCGGCCAAGTTCACCGACACGCTGCTGCAGGACGCCTACGACAATCAGTCCGACATCGACCTCGTGCTGATGGCCTCCACCAGCGGCGAGGATGACGCCGACTTCATGACGTTCGTGCTCAACTCGCTGAACCTCTTCGGCGACGAGCCCGACGACGGGAAGAAGGAGATCATCCGCACCTACCCGTTCACGGCGAAGATCCCCGAGACCGGCGGCGCGTCGCTCGCCAACCACCAGACGATCATTTCGATCCAGGACAGCCAGGCCAACGCCTAAGGCCGGCGCCCGAAACCTCTTTCCCCAACTCTACAGGCCGGGTCGCGCCCGCCTGCTTTTTCGGAGCACACGCCGATGACCAAGCCCGCCGTTTCGTTCGCCTCGCTGAACCAGCGCAAGGCCCACGAGGTCGCCCACAAGTTCAAGCCGACCCAGCCGGACGGCACGCCCTACGACTTCACGCTGCACGTCCTTGGGCAGCACTCGGAGTCGGCGGCGAAGGAGACGAGCCGGCTGGTGAACGAGCGCCGCGCGCAGGAAGCGGCCCGGGAGGCCGGCTCGACCGATCAGACCTTCACCCCGTTCGAGGATGATGTGCGCTTTGGTCAGCGCCTCGCAGCCGCCCGCATCTGCGGCTGGGACGACCTCGACGTCGAGTACACCCCGGAGCGTGCGGTCGAGCTCTGCCAGATGAACCCTGACATCGCGCGTCAGGCCCTGGCGAAGTCGAACACTGGCGCGCTTTTTACGCCCGCCTCGCCGAAGGCCTGAGCGCCTACGCCGAGGCCTACTTCCGGCTGAGCCGTCAGGTCGACAACGGCGCCGGCGGCAAGTGCTCATATCGGGCCCTGGTGGAAAGCCTCGCCCGGCAGGGGGACTTGGGCGCGCAGGCGGAGTTGGCGAACCAGCCGGCGCTCCCCCGCCACGCCGCCTACCTCTGGCGATATTTCCTCGAGCTGGACGCCACTCGCACCTCGAGCGGCTTTGGCCCCAACCCGATCACGCGCCTTGAAATCCGGCTCTGGCAGGAAGACGAGGGCGTGCATTTGGACCCTTGGGAGCGCCTGGCGCTGCTCAAGGTCGACGCGCTCTACCTGAAATCCCTCAACCCAACCGACGACCCTGAAGAGGAGGCCGAAGAGTGACGGAATTTGCCTCCCTGGTCGCCACCATCGAAGCCGGCCGCGTCGTCAACCACGGCTCCGAGCCCTCCCAGACCCGTCATCGCTGCCCGCGCCTCTGCCGCGAGGGCTTCGGTCGCGGACTCGGCCCGG